CATAAGCACCGAAACGAGTATAGTATCTCCAGTTGCGACTGTTATTACCTCGCCTGCTCGGATCAACTCCGTTACCTTCTCGGTTAGGCCCGAGACATTGGCAATAACGCTCCTTGCTCTGTATTGTAAACAAACCAAATACGTTCTTCTTGCGTGTCTTCTTACGGTACCATAACGGGAAGTAAAGACCACCATTCAACCAGTCGTTATAGAAGTCGAGTGATACAATCTCATACTCATCAGCAAGCATTCGTTCCAATTCGTTGAACAGAGTCTCATAGCGCATAAGTGAGTTATATCGCTTCGACCATGTCTCCGAATACGTAGTCCTACTATCATCTGTTTTTGCCAAGTCCCTATACTTCTTGTCTTCTAGCAAGTACATGAGATCTTTTTCAGCATATTCTCCTACTGTCGCTTGGTCAAACGTCTTATTCAAAGGAGGAACACCACCAGTACCAGAGTCGCCGAAACACTCCTCACGACAGTATTGATATGCCGCATCATTCCATGCTGCATCTGTCTCGTACTGGTCCGTCTCTACAGTTCTAGTAAACGTATTTCCGCTCTCGTCTGTATATGTTTCTGTATATGTTCGTCCTTCCTTTGGGTTATCGTTTTTCCACTTTGTTAAACAGGAGGTACATACAGGTGCACTACTTGGAGTAGACGAACCGTATGAAACCATATTGATAATGAACCCTACACAGTTTGGGGTTATATAGTGGTTTTCTAGACGTTCTGAATCGTCAAAAAAGTCGATATTTATACATCCCTTGTCGTATAGCAAACCATTGTCACTCGACGGCTTACGATCGTATCCGCAAGCGGGTGGTACATAGTGCCCAGCAAGCATAGCAGCCATACGCCAGAATGGTTTACCAAGCCACCTGAATAAGTGTATACCGAGGAACTTGATGTCATCCATTGTTTTAGACACATCGTAGAACCAGTTGGCCACATCCATAACGAACTTGTTATATATGGCCAATATAAGGTTTATAAGCCCAACTGCGTTGATGATAATCTTACCAATTACACAAAGGATAATATAACTGAAATTCAGTTTAATACGAATCCTATTGTACGGTACTGGGTTGTTCTGACCGCTATAATTGACAGCCTTTATACCGCTGTACTTCTTGGTTGAGGTCGTAAAAATACCCTTCTGCAAGCGCGGTATATAGTTCTTGACTGAGTACACCTGGTTCCAGTAAAGGTCCTTGAAATCCTCGTCTCTGGTTTCACTTCCGAACTTGTAGTAACTATCCCAAGTACGTCCGTTATCCTCTCGGAGCATTGTTAATCCTCCAGTATCTGGTCCACTAGGTTCAGCCTGCTTTGTGCTGCTGTTGATTTGTCCCGCGATAATATCAGGGTTGTTCGGAACCAGATATTTGGCTCTGAATACCGAACCTCCGTCGTCATCGGCGCCGCTCAGTGTAAAGCGGAAACGCACGCTCGTCCTGGTCGGGATACCTCGATTGATATCATCGCTCGCGACCGTGTTTCCATATTCATCCGTGGTCACATAGTCCAGGTTCATAGGAATCTGGTAGCAGAACACGCCGTCTCCGTTAATCAACTCAGTTCCCTGGATGGCGAACGACTCCACGTTGCCATCCTTTGTCTTTCTGATCATCTCGATATTACCCTCGCGCGCAATCAACTGGCTGTTTTTACCAAGGTCAGCGGATGGTTTGCATCGGTGTGAAAAGGAGTTCTTTCCTGAGTCGGTGAAAGTAGCACCCATGAATACACATGTCGGTTCGAACTTGTAGTCGATATTGATATCGCAACGGGTCACTGCAATGACTCCGCTATTCTCGTCGCCCCAGAAAGGATAGACGTCCACCGCTTCGTTCTGTGAGTAGACTTGTGTCAGACCATCTAGGTTAGTGTCTTTCTTAAACAGTTTAGGACTCTCGAACTGGTTGATATTAGCACCCTTGTAGATGAGGTCGATAGGCCTCTGTGAGAGCACACCGATGTCCGACAGGTCGATGTCAACATGCAGTTTCTGACTACCAGTAGGAACGCCGTATAGCATATAGTCGCCAGACGCGTTGGTGACAGTCGTCAGTTTGTAGTATTTCTCGTAGGCTTCCAGTATAAGTCCGTCATCCAGCACAAGGCGTTTGTTCGGGAAGTTACCAATGACCTGGTAGCAGGCGTCTGATGACGAGTCTGGAAGCAGATTGTAGCGTATGCCGTCCGCGTTCTTAGAGGTCGGAGTCTTGTACGGATAGATGCTGCGGAGAGTCGTGTCCTGATAGTCCTCGTCAGTTACAGGTACGAAGATAGAGACCTTGGCGTTTGGTATACCGAAGCCTCCGTTGGCCAATACACGACCGATGATGACACCAGTCTTTGATGTCATCAACTTGTACTCGTGGCGTGTGTTCAGTTTAAGTGATAGGACCTCAAGGAAGTCGATGTTCCTTGTCAGGTTGACATTGAGGACCTTGTCCGATGCCACGTTGGTTCTTATCCTAACTCCGTTGCTGGTATCTTCCATTACTCTAGTTGCTCTTTGAGGTTGTCAACAGCGGCGACCTTGTTCGCTTTGCTCTGTTTCTTGAACCACTTGGAACCGAAGCGGAAGACCATCTCACCGTTCTTTCGGTAGTTGCTGATGACATTATATAGTACATAAGGTATAACAAAGACCCAGCCGATCGCCAGTAGCAATACACCGAAGACGGCGATGAAACCGTTCATCACCCTTTCCCCTACGCTCTTGCTGTGTTTTGGGGTATAACCACCTAGTCTCAGAGCGTCGTCAGCAGCCTTCTTGGCTGCGCAGTTGCAGTCTTTCTTCTTTGTCATACCTTGTAATTACTTCACTTTTGCCTTGATGACAATGTCCTTGTTAGGGTACTTAATTTCGCCCATCGCATTGTCGTCCATATACAGGATGTTGTCGGTGCGTTCCAGGTCTATCTTGAACGACGTTCCGCCATACTCCTTACCCACGTTCGGGTTGATATAGATTGTACCATTGCAGTCCGTCACCTTGTCTGTGGCGCGCGGAAGCGGACAGATGTCCTCACTGTAACTGCCGCCGTAAATGTTGTATACAGACAGGTCGATGATACCAAGCACGCCATCCACGCCCATCACAAGCCTTTCCAGGTCAGCGATGAATATGTCCTCTCCCATCTCATGTGTAGCCACGTCGAAGTATCCCTTGATAACCTCGATAACCGCAGCGATAACGCTCGATGTGGTGTAGTTCTTGTCGATGTACAGTTCCGCATTCACTCCCAGGTTATATATCTTGCCCGATTCGATTGCAACGAAGTCACCAAGCGTCTTGTACATAGACAGGTACTCTATCATGTTCTTCACCATCATGTCAGGCAGCGCAGACTCCAACTTGCCGCGTGCATTGACGTTGAGCAGGCTGATGAGTATCTTGTTGTTCTCCTCTTTAACAGAGAAGCGGAAAGGACACGCATAGCGCGCAGGTATGTTATTGATAAGGTCCTTGTAGTCGTTAATCACCACCGCACGCTGTTTGGCGCCTGCGTTGAACTTGACGATATTGCGCAGTTCGGCGTTGTTAGGTTCGTCCTTGCCTCCGTACACGTTGGTGATGTTGCTTACCGTAATGGACTTAACCACCTTGGACTTGTTGCTTTCGTCCGCGTTGGATGTACCTGGCATCTCGATAAGCGCGTTGGATAACGTATTTACAGAACCAGCAGCAAGGTTTGCAACCTGGCCGTCCACAACATCGTAGAGCACGTACATAGTCCATCCAGCCTTCGGAAGAACGCCAAGCATCTCGTTGTTTACGATCTTACACATGATTGACTCGCCAGGTGTACCGTCCTTCTTGACCGTTTCATACGCAGCACCTGGCCCGAAGGTGATTTTCATGTAGCCTGCGTCGGTGTACTCGGTGATGTATTTCTGCTTAATACCCTTCCATACACCCTCGTAGACACGGATGAATGTATCATCATCCACGTAATCCTCGTACTGGTCTCCGTATTGTCCGCCTCGTTCTCCGAATACATACTGCTCGGACAGGCTGTTCACCTCGAAGTACCTGTGTGTATAGATGGACTCGTTTTTTACACGGTACACCTCATCATTGTAGAAGAACTCCTCCGTCGAAGGGATGCGCTTGTAGTCACTCGTCTCCTTGAAAATAATGGACTCAACCGCTGCTACGTTGTCATCGTTGAGAATGACCTCCATAAACGGCTTCAAATCGCTACTCTTGAGGACCTTCTGGTATATCTTGGTCGTTACATTGCGGCCGATAACGGATTTGCTCACTTTGTAAGCGGATACGCTGCCATTAGAAGCGAAGATAGGCGTATACTTCCTGTTGGAATAACCATCCTTGTTGAATTGCTCAGCAAAGTTAACATCTTCATCCAGTTCGAAATTGACTTGTCCATTTGTTACACGGGTTGAACGTTTGATAACAGGTGCGTAGTTCCAGTCTGGACGGCTGGAGTTGCCTTCTATATGTGCAGGCAGTTCGCATGTGAACTCGAATTCACACATGGCAGCCTTCTTGCCAGGTATCTTGACACCGTTGTTGCGGGCTATGCTCATCAGAGACGCCCGATTCTCCGAACTATCCACGTTGGTGTTCTGATACACCCTGTCCGTATGATACGATAAGTCATCCGCCACTGCGGAGAACAGGTCGATAATCCACGAACCGATGCTGGAGTCCTCGATGCGCTCCGCCAGTTCTGGGTAATACTCCTTCGTGAACTGAAGCAACTCGCTCCTGTACTCTTCGAAGGTTCTTGCGTTGTAGTTTATGTGCTTCTCTGACATGTCCTTAGATTTGGGTTATAACGGTATCGTTGTAGTTCTGATGGTTTATGGTGACGGTGAACTCCACTTTGACGAAGATGTCGGTAGGATTGGTCTCCCCCTGCGCTATCTCTATCTTGTTCAGTTTGACGTTCGGAAGCCACCTCGTGACGGTCTCCTTGCAGTCCTTCTCTATCTCACCCCACGTTATCTTGTCATTGACGTCGTAGATGTACTTGATGAGATCAGTTCCGAACTCTGGTTCCCGTATCCTCTGGCCCTTCGGGGTCATCAGTATGTGCATGATGCGGCTCCTGGCTGACTCCAACGTATTGGTATTCAAGTCAAACAGGTAATTCTGCGCCCCGTCGTCTGTAAAGGGGTACTTTATGCCGTAGAATTGTTTACGAGCCATGTTGTCTAGTTATCTCACCAATAAATAGCGTCAATTCTATTTCGTACTAGCCGATTAAACCCCGTTTTCAACAGAAAAAAGGAGGCAACCGATGTGGTTGTCTCCCTTTAACATACCCGAGTGCGCTTAAAACGCCTCGTCTCCTCCGCTCTGGGCGGCTGCGACCTGGTTCCTCCTGGCTTTCGCCTTCTCGAACAGGTCGCTTTGTGTGCTGCGCATGTCCTTGTCTTGGTAAGACTGGAACTCAGTCATATCCCTAAACTCGTGGCATTGGCTTGTATCAAACGTACACGTTCCGTTATAGAACTTGACATCGCTGAACACCTTGGTATCCCTACCTGCGCGGTTCTTGTTCAGTGATATGGTGCACTTGTCCTGTTGTGCATCCTCCGTTGTACGCGCAATACCGATGATGATATGCGAAACGGAGTTCTTGGCAAACGCACCGCTGTTCTTGTCACTGGTTAGAATCTCGGCGGATAACGAGTCGCGGTTACCTTGGGTACATACCCAGATAGGTATACCTGTCTCGTTGACAAACGCCTCCAATCGGCGCATTGTCTTCTCCTCTGCATCCCAGCGGCTACCCGTAGTCCTCTCGTATTTCAAGCACTCGAAGTAGTCAATGGTTATGAGGTCTGGCCTGAATTTCTCCTCGTTCTCCAAGTCCTCAATATCCGCACGTATCATATCCACGGTCTGTGAACCGTTGGAGTAACGCCTGATACGCACGTTCTCGTTGAGCATTCGGTTCTGAGGAAGGTTCAGGTCTGTCCTCTCCCTTGCCAGTGCTACGTTCTCATCGTCGAGCATCATACAAGCCTCAATGTTTGATACCTTACTGAAATGCTTGGTACGTATCTGACGCTTTGTATCCTCGAAGAAGATTTGAACCACTTTGTAACCTTGATAGTTGTTCTCAGCACATTTGTACGTGGCTGCATGCTGAACAAAGGCCGTGGTCATTGAGGTCTTACCCTTGCCCGTCGGAGCAATGAGCATTCCCAACTCTCCGACACCTATTCCTCCCTGGAGCAGATTGTCAATAACATCAATACCTGTCGGTATCGGGTGACGGGCTTCCCTGGAGAATGTGTCCTCGTAGTCATCCCACAGTTTCTCGAACTTACTGGGCTCCTCGCCCTCTTTCAAGGCCTTTTGCAGGATGGTCAGGCATTCCTGATAACTGTGCAGGTCATTGTCCTTGTTGGCTATCTCCAACACCCTTGACGCCGCACGGATGATGTTCTGTTGTTTGAAGAAGTTTGACGCAAGATCTTTGACATATTCTGGCGAGTCGATAGGAGCATTACGCAACTCCGAGAGGATTTTGAGGTGCACCTCTCGGTCGTACGCCGCCATTCCCTTATTGCGTATAAGGGAATCCATTGTCGTGTAACTCGGAACCGTCCTGTAACGAGAATAGTAATCCTTCATCAACCCCACGAACGTGCGCAGAGTTGCATCGGTGAACATATTCTGGTTGACAATCGGGTTAAGGGTCTTGAAGAAATCCTTATCCTCCAAGAACACCTTAACCAGTTGCTTTTGGTACGGTACGCCGAGAAACGTTAGATCTTTTGTTTCTTCTGCCATGCCTTGCCCTCTCTGATGAGACCGCAGTCTGCGAGTTCTTTACGATACTCTTTGGTTTTCTTTTGAATCGGAGCCCACGCCATGTAGTGGTTTCCGAGTGCGTTCAGACGCTGATAGCGCCCATAGTTGTAGGTCTTCTTGAATGACGTGTTTTCGCCACCCTCCTTACCTGCAACAGGCACGTTCTTGTACTCGTCGGAGAAGGTGTAGTCGTCCCTGAATGCATACTTGCCACGGAACACAATCTCTTGTGTGTCCTTGTCGAAAGTAACACTCTCTGGAGCGCATACGCTTGCGATGTGCTCAGCCATCTTGCGGCAGAGGTTGTCACGGCCGCGAACTGTACGCATCATCAACGATGAGTTGAAGCCAACGTACTCGTTCTCGTCACCGTACTTGGTCGGGTTGTTGATAAGGTCAACGCGCTCGCGAATAACCTTAGGATAGACGCACGCATCCCATATCTCCTCAAAGACCACGTTTCCACGGTCTTTCACCACGAACTTGAACACTTGCGTGCCAGGCTCGATTGTGGTGTCTGCGTCACTGGATTCTGACCAGGTACGCTCCTTCGCGATATAGTTCGTATCAACGTACGAACCCTTGTACGGGAAGGAAAGGTGCTCTTCGGGATGAGCATCCAGATACTCCTGTTTGAGTTTCAGGAGTTCGAGGTTTTCGTAGTTGGGACCATCGTAAACCCAAGTAGCAATACGACTCTTCGACGCCATCTCAGCCTTGATCATAGCCACGCACTCGCGGCAGGCGTTGACGAAGTCAAAGGAGGACATACTGCCTTCGTTGAAACTGCGGATCTGGAAGTTATAGCCACTAACGATGTTATCGTTTGACCACAACTCTAAGTCGAAACGCTGTTTCTCTCTTTTGATTTCTTCCATTCAGTGATGGTTTATGCCCCGAATAGGGGCTGGTTAAACATTATGATTTTCGATTTCAGTTGCAAAAGTACAACTAAAATCTGATATGTGCAAATTACTTACCGCTACTCTCAGCCATCGCCTCGGCATAGCGCCTCTTCTCCTTGTTGGCTATCTTCTCGAACACACCGAAAAAGTGCGCAAAGCGGTCCTCGTCCTTCAAATCAGTCATACCGTGTTTCAGAACGATACGCATGACATTGGACAGACGTCGATCCTCAATACTGATAGGAGCGTACATGATGGATTCCATCTCTTCAATGGCCTCGTCTGTCATAATTGGGTGTTTCAGGTCGATTATCTTCCTGTTGACCTCATATATATTACCTTCGTACTGCCATTTCGTGGACGCGTTTAGAAGGCTTTCCATCACCTTGCTCGGCTTGCCCCTGTGCGAAGCCTTATACTCCTCGTTCATGGCTTGCGCCTCTTGAAGTACGCGTTCGAGCGTGTACTCCTCTATCTGCATCTTTGGGAACCACTTGAACAGTGTCTTGTGCTCTTCCCCGCCGAATCCTTCTATACAACCGATATTGTCGGACACGTCGCCACAGATGGTCTTGATAAGCGCCACGTTCTTGTAGGTAAAACCCAACCTGTCAACTGAGTTATCCTCAGTGATGAAGTACTTCTGCAAGGTCTCCTGGTCCGTATTCAAGTTGTAGACGGCCACGTCACTGGCTATCAACTGTGTCAAGTCCATGTCACCCGTCATAATGATAACCTTCTCGTTCTCCTTCTTATGAGTCACGTAGTAGGCAATTAGGTCGTCACCCTCCACCATGCTGACATTTGGCAACTGCCTGATGAACAACTCCTCCAGTATGTCCTGTAAGATAGGGCGCTGACGGCTGTATTCGTATTCCTGACGCTCATCCTTAGTGAGGCCTACCTGTTTTTTCTTTTTCCACAAGCCAGCCATCATCATACGCTTCTCATTCTTTCTCAGTTCAGCGAAGTAAGCACTGGTACCGAAATTCTCGTAGTGTTTGCCACGGTTGCGCTTGTAGTTGTTGTACATTTTGTAGCGCAGGTATCCAGACCCATCGTTGTCGAAGAAGCAGTACACGTAGTCAAAGTCCTTCTTCATCAGCATATTGCGTATCTGGAGAAGGGAGTTATAGATACCACCGTACTCCTCACCGTCGTCTCCTCGCTTGATGTTGGTCGCAAGGCTGCGTTTGAAGAGTGCGTTACCGTCTATCAGCAGGGTGTATATCGGCTTGACATCGCTGATATTGTACTGCTCCTTGATATGTGTAGGGATGGGTTGTGTCATTTTCGGATGCAAAAGTACAACTAATTTCTTAAATACGCAAATTCCGAACTATTTATAGGAGATGATATACGTGTTAAACACAATAGACCTGCGCAGGCATCACGCCTTCCTTGGCTCCTACAAACTGAAGTTCCGTAGGCTGCTTGGCATGCCAGAGATTGAGACGAAGGACTTGTACACAGGCCTGTCCGTTATCGGCATCGAACCAGTCGGCTCGTACAACCTGAACGGCAAGGACTACACCGTATACTCAAAGCACGATCTAGACGGACTGTGCAGGAACATCTATGCGTTGGGCACCTTGCGCCGCTTCATCACAAACAAACTGCGTAGCGAGGCTGAGGCGAAGGCAAAGAAAGCAGCCAATGACGCGCTGCAACAACAGATAGTCTTCCCAGAGAACACCAACAGGCTGCTACAAGTGCAGGAGATGTTCCTTGAAGAACTAAAAAGGAGAGGTTTCTAGCCCCTCCTTTTCTTTTACTCGTCCTCTGTCTCGATGAATGACGTGTCCTCTACGTTGACGCCCTGGAACTGGGCCGCACCGAGTGTCTCCTTCATTCGCTCGAAGATGACAGGCATGTACTTCTTCTTGTACTCCTCCAATTCGGACTCCGCAATGATACCGTTATGCACGCAGCACATGGTACCGCTGTACGTCACGTTGAACGGAGTTGGAAGTTGGTTCTTAAAGACGCTGATCTTGGTAATCGTACCGTACTGGTACTCCTGACCTTTGTAAGTCATCTTCAACTTCTTGGTGGAAGCCTTTGCCGTACCGCCGACGTGGATACCAAGGCGGAGGTTATAGCCTACTGACTTACCACCAGAGTTCTCGATGGATACGGCGCCGCCCATGGAGTTCTGTGCATCAAGCCAAATCTTATTCACGATGAACAGTGTGTTAGTATACTCACTGCCAACCTCCTTTGAAGAGGCGATACGCGAGAAGATGGGCTTGAATGCTGTTGATATAGCACCCGCATCGAACTGGTTGTTACCTACCTTAGAGTTGTAGGATTTCCATGACTGAATACTACCGATTGAATCCCAGAGGAATAAGATAGGCATCGGAATCTCACCAGCCTCCTGTTTGTCCAGGAAGGTGGATATGATGTATGCGATGTCCTCGATGACGGGAGTTCCGCGCTTCTTTGCCTTCTTAGTACCAGTGCTGTAGTCCATATCACCACAGAAGTCATTGATACCTCTGTTTGTGAACAGGATGTAGTCACCTTCCCAGTTGACAATCTCCTTGACTTTGGTCACCTCACCAGTGAGCGGGTCCTCTCGGTCTACCATGCCATATACAGGCTCGATTTGCATACCGCAGTCCTTGGCGTACTGGAAGTCAAAGTTACCCTCGGTCTCGAAGATAACTGGCAGGACACCCTGTTTCATTGCCGCTGCTATTGCGCAGTTCTTCAACGTGGACTTACCTGTATCAGACCAGCCGCGAACCACAACTGTACGACCCATAGGGAGGCCAGGGAGTTTCAATGCGTCCTGGTATGCGAACGGCATGATGAGCCATTCCATCGGTTTGTCCGCCGTCTTCTGCTGTTCTCCGAGCATCTCAGTCTTGAGATTGCCTACGGAGAAGTTTTTCTTCTTTACGACTTGTTTTGCCATGTCTTGTGATAGGTTTGTTGTCGTTGTTCTTCAACACTTAGTCGAGATTCGGTACCTGTCCGCTCTTCTCCTTCCAACATTTGCGGCAGAGAGAGGTGTATCGGTCGTTTCCTCCTATCTCGACCTGTTTTCCGTTAAGCATGACGCTGCCATCTGCACTGACACGGGCGTTGATGTTCGTCTTCCTGCCACACGAGCATCGAGACTTAATCTCGTCAATCGTATCAGCAATCTCCATCAATCGCTTGGAGCCTGGGAAGAAGTGACTCTTGAAGTCAGTTCTCAGACCGTAGCACATCACGTTGATTTCAAGGAAATCTACAACGTCAGACAACTGGTCAACCTGCTCCTCTGTAAGGAACTGTGCCTCGTCGACCAATACCCAATCAACTGGTTGGTTCTTCTTGGCTTTCTTGACCAATTCAAACAGGTTCTCTTCTGGCGAGAAGACCGTGCAGTCCCCTTCGAGGCCGCAGCGTGAGCATATCTTGCCAGTCTTATCCCTGGTGTCTATGGATGGTTTGATGGAAATGAATGGCACCTGCCGCTCAGAGAAGTTGTACGCAGTCGCTAGGAGTTGCATACTCTTCCCTGAGGACATTGTAGCATACTGAAAGTATAACTTGGTTGCCATGCGCGTGATTAGAACGGAAGGTCGTTGAATTGTTCACGCGGATCAGCCTGCGGAGCGGCCATTGAAGGGAACGCTGCTGGCTGTGCTGCGGCTACGGGAGCGGCAGCGGGTTGAGCAGGTGCAGGCTGAGCAGCGTATGTGCCCTGTTGCAACTGCTGGTAGGACTTGTCTTCAACATCCTGTGCAGTCGGTTGGGCTGCACGTTTTGCATCGTACTCGTTCTTCTCGATGAAGCACTTCTGGTCCTTGTCCCATACTGGGATTCCACCTTTGACAACGATGGCCATCTCATCGTACGAGCGCACTTTGAAGACGTCACGCCAAGTCTTGGTGTTGTTGATCCACTCCATACCTTTTGCGACGTCTGTAGTCAGCGGCGTGTTCTCGTTTTCGAGAGTCACACGGTACACGTACTTACCCTGGTCGTTGCGTTTGATGCGGATCTTCAGGTCGCAACC